TGTTTGATTTCTGGGAGCCTCTTTATAACCGTGGCCGCTCCGAACTGATCCTTGATCCCGACGAGTTTTACATTCTCGTGTCCAGAGAGGCCGTTCATGTGCCACCGCTTTACGCGGCGGAAATGACACCTTTCGATCCGCTGGTCGGTGAATTCCGTGTGCACTATGCCGGTTTCTTCGACCCCGGTTTTGGTCATGTCAGCGCCGGTGGCGCAGGCAGCCGTGCTGTTCTGGAAGTGCGCAGCCACGAAGTGCCCTTCATTCTGGAACATGGCCAGATTGTCGGGCGGTTGGTCTATGAACACATGTTGGAAAAACCGCAGGGCCTTTATGGTACCAGCGCAGGTTCCAACTATCAGGCGCAGGGCCTCAAGCTTTCCAAACATTTCCGGATGTGATGGGGCCGCAGCCCACCCAATACTGACCGCGGCTTGACAGCCGCGGTGATCTGTTGAATCTCTTTATCCATTGCGGGTGTAGCTCAATGGTAGAGCAGCAGCTTCCCAAGCTGAATACGAGGGTTCGATTCCCTTCACCCGCTCCAGCTTGCTTCACGGGCGATTCGAGCAGAAATGACGGTGGTCGCTGAGGCGAAGTTTTACATCCTGTTTTACAGAGCACGTTCTCGTTTTGTGTTGGACTAGCGAGCTTAAACTGCCTTGGCGACTTGATGGAAAGGTTGAATCGCTTAAGAATACAATCGTGGTGCATCCAGTTGGTTCTATGCCAACAAAAGGTAGCCACGATCCGCTTATCCGAACCTTGGCAGATATATATGACTGAGTATTCATTCCGCTGGCTGCATTTGTCCGACCTGCATCTAGGTATGAAAGGACAAGCCCCGTACTGGTCACAGGTAAGACATCATCTTTTTGATGATCTGGCCTTGCTCCACGACCAATCGGGCCCTTGGGATGTAATCATATTCTCTGGAGATATTGTCCAGAAGGGTACCGCTGATGAGTTTTCATCGGCTACCGAGGCCCTTTTAGAATTGTTCCACAAGATAAAAGAATTTGGTTCGACGCCGATTTTTACTGCCGTGCCAGGAAATCATGATCTTGTTCGTCCGAATGAGAAGGACATGGCTGCTAAGCTTTTGAAGAGCTGGCAGTTTGATCCTTCTGTCCGAGATGAGTTCTTGTCAAATCCGGAGAGCCCTTACCGGCAAACGGTAATCAGTTCTCTGGCAAATTATGCGACTTGGTTTGAGCAACTGCCTAAAGCCGGAATACCGATCCTTTCGGGCGTCGACGGTCTTCTGCCTGGAGATAGGGCTTCGAAAGTTGAATTTGGTGATTACCAAGTAGGTATCGTGAGCTTGAATTCAACGTGGTTGCAATTGCATAGCAACAACAAAGCTGGCGACCTTCATGTCGATCTAAGTCAACTGGCCGGCATGTTGCCTGATCCTGAAGGCTGGTGTCGCTCGAATGATTTCAACATAATAATAACACATCACCCGATGGACTGGCTTTCCACGTCAAGTCAAGAGATTTGGCGGCAAGAAATAGCTCCACCAGGGCGATTTGATGCGCACTTGTTTGGTCATATGCACGAGCCGTCCACTGGCAGCTCTTCCATCATGGGTGCAGCGCCCGTTGTGACAATTCAATCGCCATCGCTTTTTGGCCTAGAGTATTTATCTGATGGAAAAACCAAACGAATCAACGGTTACAGCTCGGGCGCACTCATTTCAAATGACGGCGGGCGTCGCTTAAAGCACTGGCCTCGCATATATCAAGTTGGTCGATCCGGGCAAGGCAAGATGGTGCCCGACAATGAGTTTTATCTCCAAGATAATTTGAGTGCCATAACGCAACTCCCTGATCGGCCGCGTAAGCCTTCGTCCAGCAAGGTCCCGTCGCAGATAGATTCCTCTATAAATCGAGATAATACTTTCGCGGCAATTCGGTCGGCCAAGGGCGTGCAGCTTATAAGTCGTTTTAAATACCACTTGCCTTCGGCTGGAGTTCACACCCACGTTCGCAAAGTTGAGCAAGCTATTGCCACCGCTGCTCTTGACCGTCGTGCGCTGTGGGTCGTCGCAGATTGGGGTCTCAGCTCCGACAGTTTTGTTGCATCGGTTTTGGAGACCTCTGGAAACGTCGATATCCCGGTGTTCAGACTTGACTTAAGCGAGATCCCCGTGGGGGGGAAAGATTTAGATTTGGAGATCGAAGCAAAACTCGGGGTGCGAGTTCAGGAGCTTTCGGAGGAATTAGCAGCACTACATGCTGTGTTGTTGATCGATGATATCACGTTAGGGGAAAGGCCTTTAGGCATGAAGCCCCGTGAGCGAGAATTAGAACAGCTGTCACAAGCAATGCTCGACTACTGCACATCCCTCACGATCATAATTAGAACGAGATCAGAACCTGCCAACGATTCATTTGGGAAGGTTGAAATTGCTGCCCTGGATGAGGCTGATTTGAAGGCTTACATCGGCAATCATGCTGATGGAGGCGAAAATCTTTATGATCCAATCTCAACCAGTCAATTGCTTGCTCTAACGGGTGGTGTACCGGATCAGGTTGATAAAGCGCTCACCGCGCTAAAAGTAGTAACCTTATCAGTGTTACTGGCAAGTTCAGATGAAGGGCTAGGTGGATATGCTGGCGCAGGCTCTCAGCCTGTTATCCGGGTCATTGATGAGTTGCAGAAAACGGATAATGCATCGTTAAAGCGCGCGTTCGAAATGTTGAAGGCGCTAGCCACATTTCCTCATGGTGCTCAATTTGAGCATATAAGACGTTTCAACGGAGGTAAGGGCTTTTACCCGGACAATGCTACAGAACTCCTTCAACGCGGTCTCATAAACGCACACACTCTTCCGGGAATTGAACAGTCAATCGAAGTTGAGAAAAAACGCATTTTGTCTGTACCACGTAATATTAGAGATATTGTCCGAGCGCAAATGTCCGCCAGCGACCTTGAGCGTCATGACAGACGCGCCTCTGAACTTTATTTCGGCCTAGACTGGCGCAACGGTTCAAAAAATTGGCCAAGTGAAAGAAAGTACTCTAGCCCGAAGTGCTCTCACCATGAAATCGCGAATGCATCCGAGATACTTATGCGTTTGCTTAAGGCGGCAACACAGAATGACGACGAAGAAGAGTTAACAACTGTGATACGGTTGGCCGCTTCTTTTAGTGATGCGCTCGATAGTGGCTCTCACTACTATGGCATGGTTAGTTTCGGCTCAACGTTCCTTCCAGCCGTCCCAGCAGGTTTTGAGACACCTGTTATCCTTCGAGTGAAAGCAGATTATGGTACTGCGCTTCGCATGATAGGTGAACGGTCTTCGGCTATCGAAATTTTGGAAAGCATCGACACTTCTCTCCTTGATCGATCAGATAAGGAAAGTTTGCAACTAAACTTGGTTCTGGCATATGAATCGGTGGGCGATGAACGCGCGAAAAACGTCGCCGAAGAGCTCTTAAAGGCCACAAAATCTCATAGCCGGAAGCTGCAATTGCGCGGAGTGATAATCGGCTTGATGCCTGAAAGCCCAATTAGAAAGGCTAAGCTAGTCGCATTGGAGCGAGAAGCTCGTAAAAAAGAATATAATGTTGTGGCCAACAATATCGCCCTGTCTCTTGCGCGCGAGAGCGACGATGTTGACGAGGGTAAACGGTTGCTCAACCGCGTTATAAATCCCACCGCAGGTGAGCAAAATGTCTATAACGAGGCTCGGGCAATTGTTGAACTTGCAGAGTTATCTTTCGAAAACAGCGATCAATTGTCGCCTAGCGATCACATAAACCTCATAAAAGCCTATCAGTATGTATTTACTCAGCGTATACCGTCGTTGTTTGATCGCTGCCACGATGCGCTTTGGAAAAGCTTCAAGGAGCAAGAGCAAGTTCCAAATTTGTTTGCGCTATTTCGTCATAGTTCATTCATATGGCGAATTAGGGGGGACGTCACCTCAGAGCATGGCTACATAGTTTCACTGTCTGAAATGGCTAGAAAAAAAACTTATGTCGTTGATAGCCGAGATGCGGGCTACTTTAAGGCGCGTTTAGTCGCTAATTCAAAAAATCAAGAATTGCTCACCACTACAGGTGCAGTTTAGCGTTCAATTGCTTAATCCACTCTCTGGTCGCGGATTGGCGGCCAACATAACGGCGGATAATCTTTTCAACCGTCGCTTCCTCCCACGCCATCACTTCCGCAATAACGCGCACTGATAAACCGGCTATGTAAAACTTGGTCGCCGCTGTTCCTCTCAGGTCGTGAAAGTGCAAGCTCCGGTCTAGCATGTTCGCCTTTTCTTTGGCGCGCCAGAACATGGTGTTGAAGCCATCCTGCTTCCAAGGCTGCTTTTTGGTGCTGGTCAGGATAACCGGTGAACGCTTTGGAATGCGGTCAAGAATTTCATTCAGTGCGTCGTAGCGCGGGATCAACGCTTCACGCTTGTGCTTGCTTTTTCCGGTCGACATTACAATCGCATCCGCGCCAACATGCGACCACGAAAGTTTAAGTAGGTCTCCCACGCGCAGGCCGGTATGGGCGGCAAGGTCAATAACCCATTGCACTTCCTCGGACGCGACCGCTTTGACCTGGGCGATATCAGCATCAGTCCAGATGATCTCTGATCTGTCGGAACTGTAAAGGTGCTTGATGCCCTCGGCAGGGTTGGAGCTCAGAACACCCATAGGGTCAACGCCGTGCGACAGGATGCGGGAAAGCACCTGCATGCCGGTATCCGCTGCGCGCGGCGTGTCGGCATATTGCCCGCGCCACTGGCGGATGCGGGGCCGGATCTTATCGGGTCGGTTGAACTGGGCAATGCTGAGATCTCCGAAGTGAATTGAGATCTTGTCTATCCACGGCGTCCAAACGCGCTTAGTGGAGTCGGCAACCTTTTTGAATGCGGTCGCCTTGTAATTGGTGACGATAGATCGGAAGCGACCGTTTTCCGGTTCTGTCCGATTGGCAACGGCCTCATTGTAGGAGGCCATGAATGCAGGTGTTCCGGGTTCGCCGTTGAGCCGTGGGCCACCGCGCCAGGCATAATAGTAGGTAACGCCTTTGGCCTTTACGGTGTGGATGCCCTTGAGCTCAACTGTAACCATTCTTCCGATCAAACTCCGCTAACTCTCGATCCAAGTCGCTTTGATCGCTTGGAGTCGGGATCGTAAAATGCCATCTAAACGTGCCGTCTGGCAATGCATCCAGCGCAGATGGCGAAAGACCTCCGCTTTTCAATGCGGCAAGGGTCGCTTTCAGGTCGCTTGCGCGGATGGTTGGTCGCCTTTTCCGTCTCTGGTTTGCCTCTGCCTGAGCCATCACATAACCTCCACACACCGCAGTCGTTTCGCTTCCTCGCGGCGCAATGCATTCCGTTTCCGGGACACCAGCTCTAGGTGGTCAGGGTCGTAACGGACGTGGTCGACAAGCGGTTTAAGCGTGGGCAGATACTTTGCGGAGAAATAGCCAAAGTGGATTTTATTGCCCTCACTCATACGTATTTCTCAATGTGTGAAATAATGGATACGCGCGGCAAGCTGATGGGCTTGCCGTCCACGTACATGGTCATGACGTGGGGTTTGGTCGGTGCGTTCGGGTCGCCGCTGCGCGGTGCGATGATGCCGTAGGCCCGCAAAGTAATGCGCATGTAGTCAAGCGACACGTTGTAATGGGCGGCGATCTGGATGCGACCGTAACCCTTGTTGACCCATTCCTGCAGAACTGCTGCGGGTGGGAGCTTCGTGTTGTTTACGGAGGTTCTGGCGATCATGTCAGATGCTCCGATAGAGCGCGAAAGCTGCGATCAGCAGGGCAGCAGAGCACACGCCAACAATGGTCTGCAGAATGCGAATGTCCTGCGCATTTGGCGGCGGTGTCGTGATCGCGGGGGAAATGAGAAACATGCGGTGATCTCCTGTCATCCGTTTCGGATGCCGCCTCGATCTAGAGGCGGTCACCGAAAGGGATGCAGGTCACGCGGCTTCGTGCTGCGATAGCCGGTTGGCGATTTCGCGGGCTTCTTCGCCATGTGTATCGATTTGCGATTGGGTGAATTTCAGCAGCATCTGGCGCTCTGTGCAGCCATCGCCCAGGCGCAGCATTTCATCTGCCATGTCCTTGATGATTTTTCGTTCTGCTGGTGTGCGTTCGTTCATGACGTCTCTCCATCCTTGAGGGAGACCGGGAAGCGTGCGGGAATGGGGGGGGGAATGGACACGCTGTCCGGTCTATTTCCACGCCGTGCGGTTCGGTTTGGATGGAGGAGATGTAGGTTTAAACTACCTACTATGTCAAACATAAAATGTAGGCAATAACTACAAATATTTGACTCGACTCTGATTCGTCTTTCAGGCGATAAGAGAACGTAGTAAGAACAAAGGAGGCGGAGTTTTGATTACCTATTACTTTGTGCAAGCTTTTCAGCAGGGCAAAAAGGGCATGCTTATTCCCGATATGCCGATGCCAGCTAGAGACCTCCAGCATTGTGAAATGCTCGTTGGTCGATTAGCCAATACAAGAGAAAATGTCGTTGGGTTCGCTAGGTCTGGCGATCCAGAGGCTGGGACTTGGGGAGACGTTGTCGTGGTTGCTCAGCACGGCGATGTTCCAAGCGAGATTTACGACCACGCAATTTAGCGCGCGTCGTACCGCCCTACTACTCGATGGCAAATTGGCCACTCTTGTCGAAACTCTGAGAACTCCCGAAACGGGTTCCACTGCTGGAGGTGCCACTCTCGGTCATTCCAACTGTTGAGCTGCTTTACAATCGCTTCAACATCACCGCCGTGAGGCGGTGTATGATAAAGAATGACGTTTTTCTCTCGCGCCGGTGGAAGGTGTGGGTTTACAAGGGCCATATCACCCGGCCTGAAAGCTGGAACCATCGAATCACTGACTATTAGAAGGCCGTAGCCGCCACGGACATTCTCCAACTCTGCTGGCCGCTTCACGTGATCCACAGCATCGAAGGTCACAATCACGTGCCCGTCGCCGCCTTGGGCAGCGGCGAAAACCGGCATCATTCCGGTGCCTAGAAGCTGGCTACCAGGAACAATTTTGATTTTTGGACCGCGAGCCTCTCCGCTCTTTTGAGCGGGGATTGGATCGTCACCGATTCTCCTCATGAGCCAGCTCTCGGTTACGCCAAGTAAGTCCGCCAGCGCAGGAATTCTAGACGTTTCTGGGCGCGTCTGGTCGCTCTCCCATGTGGACACATTTACGCGGTTGATTTCCAGCGCGTCAGCAACGTCCTGCTGGGTAAGCCTTTTTGCTTTCCGTGCAAATCTTATTCGTGATCCAAGAGTTTCCATCCCCTTGTTGTAGTTGATGCCTACCATTTTGCACCTACGAAGACGCTTGACATAAAATGTAGGTTTAGACTACGTTTTGCGGCATGATCGATATCGTAAAGGACGGGGCTGAAAAAGCCGGTGGTGTGGTTTCGCTGGCAAATGGGCTGGGGATCAAACACACCTCGTTGCACGCTTGGCGACGAGTTCCGGCTGAGCGCGTCCTTGAATTTGAACGGCTCACCGGCATATCGCGATACATTGTCCGTCCGGACGTCTATGGGCCGAGACCGGAGGCGGCTGAATGATCGGGCCTTCCCCTCAATCCACCGAAAGGACTTTTGAATGCGGTACACAGTACAAGACCGTCTCCGCGAACTTGGCTGCCGTTCATTTCCCAAGAAGCCGGAACTTGTCTCGCTTGGCGCAGGGTTCTTGCGTTCGAAAGAGATTGAGCGCATTCGCGCAGCGAACGCTGAGTATTGGGAGCGCGAAGAAGCTCGTCGCGCCAGCCGCGAAAACCAGCGAAACGCGGACCTCGAACGGCTCAAGCAGCTTGGTGGAACGACAAGAACACGTGATGAAGAACACGAGTTCATGTCGATCATCGTCCGAACTGGCCGTTCACGAGAGTATTTTGAGCGAAGAGCTTGGGAAAAACTGGATGGGGTTGCGGCCTGATCGGTTATCGTTCCTCTGGCGGCAGTCGCAGGTAAGCTTGCCATTCGGCGTCCTGCTTCACTGCTTCCTGAGTCGCAGCGAGAACCGAGAAACTGTTGTCGTATTCTTCCTTTTCCGCGATTTTGTCGCCCAAGGCATTCGCCCACGGCTCGGCAAAGCTTGTATACCCCGCTGCATGAAGGGTGATGGGCGGTGGGGCATCTTTCGGGTGGTGACTGCGTTCGTGTCGGTCCCAATCGATGTGAACCGGATCGGCGTCCCTCTTTTCGCAGATTTGCTCGACGGACCTTTTGAAGCTGGTCTGCAACGCTCTGAGCGCTGGGATCGGCAGCAGCGATATGATGTTGTCGAGCGTTTCCGTTACAGCGTCCAGCTGACCCCGAATGTAATCCAAATTTCTTTTCTGTTCGTCTTCCGTCATTCGAATGTCTCCGGTTGTGATTCGTTGCAGATACAACGGACCATTCCGGATGGCGGTAAGCAAGCACGGCGGTGGAGCAATCCCCGCCGTGCGATGCGTTTCCAATCGCGCGGGCGCTCCTCCCTGCCTGCTGCGTCCCGGGCCGGGGTTCTCCCTTCTTCTTGCTCCGGCGCGGGTATTTCTCGTTTTGCATGTGGCCCTCCGTAGGCGTCCGACTCCCGTCCACCTTTGCAATTTTTAGCCCCTGCGTTCGATGAGAATTTTTCATGAAATTTCTCATTGCGCTTTCGCTTGTCTGGAGCATGGCGATGAAAAAAGACGACCTGTCAAAACAGCCCTGGTTTCAAACCGTAAAAGGCGCGCAGCGCGACCTTATCAAGGCTGTTGGCGGCATTGACCGTGCGGCTGTGTTGCTCGGTCGCTCTGCGGGGCAGATTGGCCGGTGCAACAACTGGAACGACCCTGACCTTTTGGCGCAGTGGGAGATCATTGTGCTTGAAAGTGATCTTGGCAGGCCGGTTGCTTCACGCGCTATCGCAATGCTGACCGGGGCAAGTGTTCTCGACCCTTCCGGCGAAGTGCGGGGCCGTGACTGCCTGCATGCCGGGTCCGCCAAGTTGATGGCCGAACATGCGGAATTCTTCATAGCGTTTTCGGAAGCGGCAAGTGACGGACAATTCTCAGACCGTGAAATGCTGGAGCTGCTGCCGAAAGTACAGGACGTCAGCCGGTCTGCCGTTTCCCTTGAGCGCAAAATTCACCGCAAACTTGCCAAGGCAGTCGCGAAAGGCGGTGACGAATGAGCGTTGCCCTTTCGCATGTCCATGTGGCTCGCACGGCCCGGTTTGACGCTTTGCCGCCTGCGGTACGCGCCGTAATCAATAGTTCTGTTTTTGAGTTTCAGCCGCGCACGGCGGAAGAGATGTTGCTGCGGGGCGTTTCGCCCTCACGCTGTGCTGAAAGACTGCAATCCGTTGATGCGCGCATGTCAGCGCGGAAGGCTGGTGCGTGATGGCGGCACAAGAGTTTCCGTTACCGAAAGTGGTTGGCATTGCCATTGTTGCCGCTGCGGTTCGCGAAGGCGAGTTTCGCTGCAAGAGCGCCAATGCAACGATTGCTGCCAATTTATGCGTTGCGCAACGCTATCTGACGCGCGACCCGAAGGACGGCAACCTGTTTCGCCCTGGCGAACATGCCACCGGCATGCTGGACCGGGCGCGTGAGCTTGGCAAGTTGCCCGCTGTCGACCCTGAAACCGAATCAAACAGCAAGGTTGCTTTGCTTCGTGACCCTGCCACCATCAATTCAGATGACCGGCTGCGCGATCTCGGCGAAGGCACGGTGCTTGCGCTCATGGATGCGTTCCAGCGCGTCGGACAGCATCAGCCGATCGAGGTTTTCGGAAAATCCACGGACGCTATCGTTAAGCTCGGCGCAGGTGGCCACCGACTGGAAGCCTGCCGCCGCCTCGGCATCAAGGTTCTCTGCTTCCACTACGAAGGTGATGAACTCGACCGCCAACTTTGCGAGATCGACGAAAACCTGATCCGTGAGGATCTGTCTCCAGCAGACCGCGCGTTGTTTATGGCGCGGCGCAAGGAAATCTACCTCATCAAACATCCGGAAACCGCTCATGGCGGCGACCGCAAATCAAGTGGACAAAATGACCACTTGAAAACAGATGCGCCTAGACGGTTTACCGCCGCCACGGCGGAAGCGACCGGACAGGATGAGCGGACTATTAGACGCGATGTCGAACGCGGCGAAAAAATCTCGCCCATGGCATTACAGATGCTGCGTAGCACTGCCCACAACAAGGGTGTTGTTCTCGATAAGATCAAGCGGCTCAAAACAGCGGAAGCTCAGGAAAACTTCGTTCGCGAACTGATCGCATCGGACAAGGCTATTGCCGCCAAGAGCAAGCAGATCCGCACTGCCCAGCAGGCCGTTAATCGCCAATCTCGGATGCAGATGGTGAACCTTCTGGCACGCCACAGCCGCAAGGCAGGCGAAGAAATGCCCCGCGCTGCTTTCCCGGTCGGTTACGCAGATCCAGCTTGGGAACAGGAAGCCTGGAGCGATGATACCGGGCAGGACAAGGGTCTGAAGTACCCAACCATGACGGTCGATGAAATCAAGGCGCTGTGCGCTGGCGACAGATCGCCGTTTTCACGCGACGCCGTGCTGTTTCTGTGGGTCACCGCCAACCGGCTTCGTGATGGCCTCGCTGTTCTTGAGGCATGGGGTTTTGAATACGTCACCTGCATGGTGTGGGACAAAAAGCATATCGGCATGGGCCGTTGGGTGCGCGACCGGCATGAAATCTTGCTCATCGGCAAGCGCGGATCAATCTCGCTTGCGCCGCTGATGGGTACGCAGCCAGAAAGCCTCTACTCCGAAGCCAAGACAGAACACAGCCGCAAGCCAGTGTGGTTTGCCGAACAGATTGAACGTCTTTGGCCTGACATGCAAAAGCTTGAACTGTTCCAGCGCAAGGACAGCCTTGCGCCTGATGATGTGCGCCTGAACGGCAAGTGGGAGTTTTGGGGCAATCAGGCCGGAACGCCGGAAGGCGGTTCGGAATGACGCCTTTTTTAGCTCGTTGCGTACCTAGAAATCATTTTCTGACACTGATCAATGTGGCGGTCAGCAATCTCGAAAACCGCCTCAACATACTCAAGCGTGTTGACGCGGAGTCTGTGAAAATCGTCATCAAGCCGATTTCTAGCTTCGTTCGACATGGATGTCTCGTCCTGGAAATGCGTCAGATTTCGCTCATTGATGCCATTCGCCAACGCGCGAACGAACTGTGCATTAGGCGTGTTCGGGTACTCGATTTCGCTTTCCAAGCGATCGAAGCATGGGCTGGCCAACATCTTCAAAATGCCATTTACCTGCTTACTCACCTCACCAAGCGGAAGGGGTCCAGTGTAGTTATGATCTGCCATTTCATAGAAATGGATTATCGTTCCTACCGTGTCAGCTTCGTTGCGCGCATATTTCGCGAGAGCGAGAGAATGCCGCAGATCAATGATCAAACGATCACGGTGCTGCGTTTGCGCATCGCTGAATTGATCTTGTGCTTGCTTGTTTTGATTGTAAAGAAAATAGACGGTCGGGACCGCTGCAACAACAGCTGCCCATCCACCGAGTGCGGAAATCCAATCACGGTAGCAATTTGCTTCCAACGGCGCGCAAGCAATTTCACGCAATGTAGAATTGGCAGAGACTGCCCAAATGAAAAGCCCCGCAAGCAGGGCAAAGGCCGCTATCCAGCCGGTTTTGTAGGTAATTTCTTCGGAAACTTTCATATTACACGTGCCCTCCCCGTTCCGTGTAACGAGGTAGTGGCATGACCTCGCCAGCACAAGAGCAACGTCAGCGCGAGAAGTCCAAGGTCTCGCGCCTGACGATGATCAAAAACCAGTGCCGTGGTGACAGCTGGTTCGCGGATGCGGATGCCGGTCAGGTTCATATCATCGCCAAGCGGTCGAGTGGTGAGCAGGTTGTGCTGGCCACAATCTATGCCGACGCTCTGCCGGGTGAGGTCGAGCTGATCAGTGGTGCACTGGAAAACACAGTCATGTTCCTTGAGCTGCGCGACAGGGCAATCGTCGCGCTGCGGTCAGGCCAGCAACAGCCGAACCAAGGGCAGCAGCAGGACAGACTGCGGGACCGCAACTATGCCGCCAACGCTGCCATCCTCTGCGCGGATCCGGACTTCCAACGGTTCCTTGAAATGAAAGACACCGATGGCGCGATCTACAGCGCCGAACATGCAGATAAAGCACTCAAGCGAGTTCTGCGCATCACCAGCAAAACACAACTGAACCGAGAGGCACGGGCCCAGACGGCGTTTACCGATCTGCGTTCGGACTTCGAGGCATTCAAGCGAAAAAGGGGCAAGGCATGACGGGGATGCTGCCAATAACTGAACAGCTGCAGGAATGCAGCAGCGATGCGGAGCGGGCAAAGTGGCTGCTGAGTGTGCCTGCCTTCATCTTCTATCGCGACCAGACCAACATTTACCGCTTGCTGCGCGCGGCGCGCTTTATGCGTGGTATCGAGCTGGTTGACCTTGAGATTTCCGGACTTCTGTCGACGCGGGATCTCGATGGCAGAATACCAGTTGAGATTGCGCAGCTTATCGAAGCGTCGCGGGGCTTTCTCAAGTCGTTGGTGAAGAAAGGCGGCTTGGCATGAGCGGTGAAGCCACAATCCGGCGCGGAGTGCGCAATGCGCGCTACTCCGCCATACCCAACCACGTGTTTGAAGATACACGCCTGTCGATGGATGCACGGTGGCTGCTTTGTTACCTGCTGTCCAAGCCGGACAATTGGACGGTTGTCATTGGCGACATCATCAAAAAGGGCAATTGCGGGCGCGACAAGGCGCGCAAGATGCTGACTGAACTGGTTGATAGAGGTTATGCGGAACGCGAACAGACGCGCGAAGATGGCCGTTTCAGCGCGACTGCATTGGTGATTTTTGATGAGCCGCGCTCTGCTGCCGATGTGGCGGAAAGTGAAAGTGTTGCATTTCTACCGCAGACTGAAATGCCGTCGCCGGTAAAACCGTCGCCGGTTTCGCCGTCGCCGGTAAAATCGGCGCATAGTAATAACTCAAACTTAGAAAATACTGATAATCAGCAAGAGGGAGATGCGCGGGAAAGTGGTTCGGGTGAAGATACCAAGGCAGTCTACCGTGCATTCAAGCGCTGGTATGGCGATTGGCCAACCCGGAAGATCGACAGCGCCCATGCTGCCGAAAAGGCGTGGCAGGCACTGACGCCCGAGCAACGCACCGAATGCATCGCCAAGTCACCGCTGTACATCGAGCGGGCCAATGCCACAAAAGGCGTGCGGGTGCCGTATGCCGGTGTTTACCTGACTGGCCGGGACTGGGAAAAACTCGACGACCCGAAGTCTGACGTTGCACTGCCGACGATGCACAAGCCGTTCTCGCGTCCTTGGCATGCGCTGCGCTTGTTTGAGCTAACCCAAACAATTGCCACCACCGTGCCAGCGCCAACCGCCATGCAGCAACGAATGCTGGATGCGGGCGGCGATATGGCCCGTCAGGTGATGCTTGAACGCAAGCAGAAATATGGCTGGCCGAAAGTGAACACGATGCATGAGCGTGCATCTGATCACAAGGGCATGACCGTCACACCTGCGCTGCTGCGGATCTCCGAAGGTTTCGGAAAGGCACATGTTGGCGATGACGTGGCGGCGGCGTGGCAACGACTGCATGAGCGCAAGGGATGGCCATGGTTGCCACACGCTCCGGGGCTGGAGTGGCTTTGGCTTCCAGAAGTTGATCCGGGTGATGCTGATCTGGATAGGGCTGTGGCCAATGCGATGGCCGATTTTGAGCGGTTGATAAACGAGGGGCGGAACGATGATGCAGCATAAGTTCGAAGACATATCCAAACACGTTTCCCTTAAGGGCATGCTGAAGCTCGATCGCATTGCGCAAGAAGCTGATCAGGTGGCGCGTGAGCGCGAATCGGCAAGTCGATGGATGGCGGCAAATACCGCTGATTCTTGCTGGATGGTGGTGCAAGTCGCGTTTGGTCATGAACAGGCTGTGGAAAGAGCGATGCTGGAGGCGGATATTGAGGCGTGCGTTCCCATGCGGATGGGGCCGGAGCGCAAGCGCCACGGCAAGCGATTGCCAGCCCAATCGATGCCAGTCTTCAACGGTGTTGTGTTTGTTTTTTGCCTCAATCTCGGTGAAGCTTTACGCGGTGTTTTGGGCTTCAAGCACGTTAACAGGATCATCATGAACGGGGAGCGAGCTGTTCCAATTGATGCGGAAGTCATCAATTCATTCAAAGTGATGGCTGAAAATGGTGACTACGACTGGGAGCGTTCTTCGAGCGCTTTCTATAAGGGTCAGACAGTCAGGATCACAAGCGGTCCATTTGTTGGTTACGAAGTGCGCATTGATGCATTCGCGGGAGCGGGTAACGGTGACGCTGTTGTGACCATCCTGATTTTCGGAAAGCCAACTGTGTTTAACATGCCTCTTGTCATGCTGGAAAAAGTGTGAGTACAAGATGCGCATGGTCGATGCGGTTCTTAGTGGCGATTTCGTTTCACGCCCGCACCCAGCTCTGACAGTCTCCCGAAGCGAGACACCGATTCAGGGCCAGTGCTACAGCTATGAGATTATGGCGGACTTGATGAGGCGACCTTAACCGGTCGCCTTTTTGCGTATTAGGGTTATGAGCGCCGAACTGACCTTTGACACATCTGAGCTTGAAGCCTTGGGTCGTGCGATTAGCCGTCTCCCTGGTGATATCAAGTCCAAGGCGATGGCCCGTTCGATGCGCCGTATGCGTGACATGGCCAAGACGCGTGTCGTCAAGCGATCGGCTGAACGTGTGAAGCTTTCGCAGAAGGAAGTTAGGGCGCTGACAACCGCCTACTTCAATGCGGGTGGCAATTCGATCGAGATCGTCGAGCGGTCTGGATGGATCGGCCTCTACAAGTTGGGCGCAACGCAAACGAAAGCCGGTGTGCGGGTGAAGGCCAGAGGGTCTTACAAGGCTGCATTCATCGCAAAAATGGACAGTGGCCATCAGGGTGTCATGATCCGAGAAGGCAAGGCACGGCTTCCGATCAAGGAACTGTACGGGCCCAACCCGGCGCATGACGTGACCAACAACCCGGATGTGTTCCTGAAGGTGTTGGCAGAGATCATTCAGGATCATCTTGCACCTCGCGTCCTTCATGAGATCGACCGGCTGCTGCCGCGATAGCCGCGACCCTGACCCGATCGGTCGCCCGATCGACCCCCACCCCCCTTTGGGTCCTTCCCGGATACCCCCGCCATGCGGGGCGGGGCGACCCCGAAATTTCGCTAGTGACGGCGCGCAAAAAACTGACCTGACTCACCTGACTCGAAAGCTGACGACCTGACTCAAATGGCAACAGATGCACAGCATAGCCTGCCGATTGACGGTGGCCTCTGGATAACAGTCGCTGAGTTGGCCCAACGCAAAGGGTTGACCCGTCAGACCGTGGCCGAACGCGTAAACCGGCTTGAGGAAGAGGGCAGGATCTCGACACGCCGTGAAGGCCGGTCGCGCCTGGTTGAGCTGGCAGCATATGATCGCGCCGTTGGTGCTGTTGGCGACGCGGCAAAGGAAATCGGTGCGCAGACCAAGCGCGACGAAGGCAGCTCGGAAAACTCCGGACTGCGCGATGCACAGACCGAGCGTGCCAAATACGAAGCGCGCCTCAAGGCCTTGGACTTCGCTGAACGAAGCGGTCTTGTCATTCCTGTGAAGGGCGAGAACGGCATTGAAGGTGCGCTGATCAAGATCTGCGACCAGGTGCTTCGAGATCTCGGAACGCCGATGCAGTGGGTTGACGAGTTGATGGAGGCCAGCCGCAAGGGTGAGCCACATCTGCGCCGCGTGATCCGAGCTAAGATTGCAGAGCAGCGCAAGCTGGTTGCAGAACATTTGATGGCGCTGGCCGGTGAAGCTGCACAAGCCGAGGCCGATGGCGTCAACATCAACATCCATTTTGACGGGGATGAGTGATGCAGGTCACCTTGAAGCGCTCGGCGCTGGCGGTCATTGCCACAGCGCTGGCCGCTGCAATCATGCCTCCCGAACGGCTGGATGCGGTTGAGTATGCGCGCACCATCGTTGTTCCGGACGGCCCTCGCGCCCTCGATACCTGGGATGACAGCCTGACGCCTCACATTCGTGAGCCGTTGCTGATGACCATGGTTGAGAGCGGACACAATGAAATTGCGGTGCGCAAATCTGCGCAGACCGGTTTCACGACACTGATGTTGTGCTCGGCAGCATATTCGATCGCGCACGATCCGTGCCGCATGATGATCGTGCAGCCGACTACCAATGCTCTCTCGGAATTCAATCGCGAAAAGCTGTCGGTTATGCTGCAGCAGACGGCGGGATTGAAAAGGCTTGTCCGCGAGCAGACCAGTCGATCGGGCGAAGGCTCGACCGCCCTGGCTAAGCGCTTTCCGGGCGGCTCTCTAAAACTGGCGATCGCCAACTCTGCGGCTGATCTGCGATCCTCGACGATCCGCAAAGCGTTTCTCGATGAGATCGATGAGTACCCGGAAGATCTGGACGGGCAGGGCGACCCGTTCGGTATGATCGAGGCGCGACAGGAGTCGTTCCTTGTTTCTGGTGACTGGCTTCGGACCTACGTTTCCACGCCGACCGTGAAAGGTTCGTCGAAGATCGATGACAAATTCATGGCCGGTGACCAGCGTTACTGGAACATGCCGTGCCCCGGTTGCGGTGAGCATTTCAAGTTCGTCTTTGACCGGCAGTATTTCCGGTTCAACGATGAGTTTCCGTACGAACCGTACTATGCCACGCCGTGCTGTGGCACCATCGTTCAGAGCCACGAAAAAGTGGCGTTGTATCGGAAAGGTAAATGGATACCTGAGGCTACGCGGCCTGGTGCTTATCCATCCTATCATTTCGATGCGATGACATCGCCTTTCGTGCCCTGGGAAAAAATCGCCGAACGCTTCAATGCGACCAATGGCGACCCGCAGAAGCTGAAGACGTTCTTCAACCTTACGCTTGGTTTGGCGTTTGATATGCGCGGCGATGCGCCTGACCATGTACGGTTGATGGAGCGTCGAGCCAAAGATCTGCGGCGGGGACAGATTCCAGCAGGTGGTATTGTTCTGGTCGGTACAGCTGACGTGCAGATGAAAGGCATCTGGTATCTGTTCAAGGCTTACGGCTCAGATGGTCAAAGCTGGCGGATTGATGCCGGTTACATCGAAGGTGATACCGACAAGCCTGACGGCGGCGCATTCCTCAAGTTGGAGGAATTGCGGCAAAAGCAATGGCAAGACGCTTTCGGTAGAACACGGCAGATTGACGCTTTCGGTATCGACACCGGCTACCGCGCTCACGTTGTTTACACCTGGGCGCGTGGAAAGGCCGGTGTGTTCTGCCTTAAAGGTCTTGATGGGTGGTCGCGGCCACCGATGGGACAGCCAACGCCGCAGGACATCAACTGGAACGGCAAGCGTATCCGCAACGGTGTCATGTTGTGGGGTGTTGGTACCTGGTCTCTAAAGGGTGCTTTCTATTCCAACCTGCGCAAGGAAGGTCGCGCTGCTGGTAAAGATGCTGATCCACCCGGTTATTGCCATTTCGGCGAATGGATGGATGAGGAGTATTTCAAGCAGATAACCTCGGAATATCTCGGCTACGAGACGACCAAGAGCAAGGGCAAAAAGTCCAAAGCTAAAGGTTTGCAGAAATGGATTCCTCGCATCGGTTATGAAAACCACCTTCTGGACTGTGAGGTCTATGGTGACGCCTTAGGTGATTACCTCGGCGTCAACCGGATGACGCCAGATGAATGGCGGCAGTTACAGTCACTGCGGGGAGTTCCCGAAGATGTGGCGAATGCGGATCTCTTCGCTCCAGCGCCACTGGTTGTCCAAACACAGAACCACGTTCGGCAGGCTGTCGAGGAGCCGGCTATCCCGCCGCCACCCCCTGAAAACCCACAAATCACCAGCGCGCGTAGGGGCTGGCTTTCAAGGAACCGATAATGGCCTGGACTACAGCGGACCTGACTGCAATCGAAGAGGCTATTGCCACGGGAGCGAAGCGGGTCCGCTTCCAGACCCATGAGGTCGAATATCACAGCGTTGCCGACATGTTGCGTGTGCGCGATGTGATCAAAGGCGAGGTCAATCCAATTGAGGCTCCATCCCATGCGGTTGTCGCCCGTTTCCATCGTGGTTTCTGATGCAGCTCAACATTCTCGACAAGGTTGTTTTGGCTGTCGCGCCAAGACTTGGCCGCGACCGTCTGCTCGCCCGCATTCAGGCTGAAAACCTGAAGAACGCCGTGATGCGCTACGATGGCGCAAGCGCCAATCGCAGTTCTCAGGGGTGGCGCTCGATTGGTACCGATGCGAATGCGGAAATACGCTCGCAGGGCTACAAGTTGAGGGAGATAGCGCGCGATATGGTGCGCAACAATCCGTACGCAGCTCGTGGTGTTCAGGTCATTTCTGAGGGAGTGGTCGGCGCGGGTATCATTCCAAGCATCGAAACTTCGGTCACGACATCGAAGGATCAGATGATGGCGCTCATCAAGGATCATTGCGACAGTACCGCTATCGATGCGGATGGTCGCAATAACCTCTACGGCATCGAAAATCTAGTTTTGCGTGGCGTCGTAGAGTCAGGTGAGATTTTAGTCCGTCGTCGTCCTCGTCGAACGGAAGATAAGTTGCCCCTGCCTTTCCAGCTGCAGGTATTGGAAGCGGATTTTCTCGATACCCGGAAAGATGGCCCTCTGACAGATGGCGGGTTCATCCTTAATGGGGTCGAGTACAATGGCCTTGGACGCAGAGTTGCATACCACCTTTTTCGCGAGCATCCCGGCAACGTTGCGACCTATCGGCTTCCCGACAGTTCCCGTGTCCCTGCAGCTGATGTAGCGCACGTTTATCGAATGGATCGTGCCGGTCAGATGAACGGTGTTACGTGGTTTGCACCAGTTATCCTGGCAATGCGTGACTTCGCAGATTACGAAGATGCGCAACTGATGCGCCAGAAGATCGCTGCATGTTTTGCGGCCTTTATCACAAGGGCGGACGGCGGTTCAAACCCACTCCTTGGCGCAAAAGATCAGAAGCCGTCCGATGCTGGATTGCCCGCCGAGGGCGTGGAACCAGGCATGGTTATGCGCCTGCGCGAAGGGGAAAGCGTTACCTTCGGCGTACCTCCACAAGTCGAAGGTTACCGTGATTTCTCGACCGTCACCCTGCATAAAATTGCAGTCGGTTTGGGGACTGATTACGCCAGTCTGACGGGTGATAACAGCCAAGGTAATTTCGCCAATAGCCGCATGGGATGGCTGAGATACCATCGATCAGTTGAGAACTGGCAGTGGAACATGGCCATCCCTAATCTGTGCGACCCAATCGGCGGTTGGCTGCTGGATGGAATTGCCGCCACCACTGGCCGTCGCGTGCCAGCCAAGATCATGTGGACGCCGCCACGCAGAGAGATGTTCGACCCCTCCAAGGAAGTTAAGGCCTCAATCGAGTCCATTCGTGGTGGGTTGTCGTCGCGTTCTGCCGAAGTTCGAAAGCTCGGCTTCGATCCCGAAGATCTCGATCGAGAGATCAAAACAGACAACGATCGTGCCGACAAAAACGGCTTCACTTTCAGCAGCGACAGTCGCCATCCGGTGAACGGCGTTCAGGAGACACAAAATGTCAAGCAAACTGATTAAGGATGGAGAGCTCCACCTTTACGGCATGGTCGGCGGCGACTGGGACTGGGATGAGGATGGTTTCAAAACCACTGGTTTCTCCGATGAACAGGTGGTCGAAGCGTTGGCCGAAATGTCGGGCGATATTTCCGTCCGTCTCAATTCTGGTGGTGGCATCGCGTTCCAGGGTATCGCAATCTACAACGCCCTCAAGAACTACGCGGGCAAGGTGACGATCTACGTTGACGCACTTGCGGCCTCTGCGGCGTCCGTCGTGGCTATGGCTGGCGACACCGTTGTTATGCGTCCTGGTTCAATGATCATGATCCACAATCCAGCGACAATCGTTTGGGGAACCGCCGAGGATCACCGAAAAGCTGCTGGTACGCTCGATGAGATCGCGGCTTCTGCAGCAGAGATTTACGCGGCCCGAAGCAAACGGCCTCTGCAAGAAATTCTGGAATTGATGGCAGCAGAGACATGGATGCGCGGTGCGGTCGCGCGTTCGCTCGGTTTTGCCGATGATGTCGAGGAGGCGGGAGAGACGATGTCTGCGCCCACCTTCAAGTACTCCCTCTTCAAGCATGCCCCTGAAGCATTGCTGAAAAACCGTGACGGGGCGGAACCCCGTACTGTCGAGGCTGCGGCCTCTCGTCAAAAGGAATTCGTAATGTCGACTTCTTCTGCGGCCGCTCCGGCCCCTGCAAATCCTGCGGCTGCGACGGCGCAGACTGATATCCGCGATGTAACGCAGGATATCTTTGCACGTTGCCGTTCTGCAAAACTGTCTATGGAAGAAACTGAAAAGGTGATGCTGGAAGCCAAGGGCGATTCCAATTCTGCCCGCGACCTGATTATCAACATGCTGGCTGATCGATCTGGCCCGGAAACCATCAGCCACTCTCCTGCAGTCGTTACTGCAGATGCTGGCGACAGGTTCGCCACTGGTGCAACGAAGGCTTTGCTTCTCAAGACTGGCCTTGAAGGCGGCGAGGCCAATGAGTTTTCGGGAATGACAATGCGCGAAATCGCACGTTATTCCCTCGATGTGCGCGGCATCAAAAAAACGTTCTCGGATCCATTGATGATGGTTGGTGCCGCTATGCAGCCAACTATGGTCAGTGGCCTCCACACCACGTCCGATTTCGTCAACATCCTCGCCAACATCGCCAATAAGTCGATGCTGCGCGGTTATACCGAGGTGGAAGAAACTTTCGATAAATGGACAGCGCGTGGCGTTTTGACTGACTTCAAGCCTGGCAGCCGTGTTGATACAGGTCTGTTCCCTGCGCTTGCTAAGGTCGAGGAAGGCGCTGAATACAAACACGCGACCATGGGTGATCGCGCCGAGTCTATCCAGCTTGCCACTTACGGTCGACTGTTTGGCATTAGCCGTCAGGCGATCATCAACGATGATGTCGGCGCATTCTCTCGCATCCCGCAAAAGATGGGCCGCGCTGCCAAGCGTACCGTGGGTAATCTCGTGTATGCGGTTTTGACGTCCAATCCAAACATGTCTGATGGCATTGCGCTGTTCCATGCAAGCCACAAGAACCTCTTGGCGGCGGCTGGTATTACGGCAGCTTCAGTAGGTGCTGCAAAAGCAGCTATGGCTCTCCAGAAAGACGCTGATGAACATGCAGCCGGTGGTTTGAACATCCGGCCAAAGTTCTTGCTTGTGCCGGTTGAACTTGAAGATGATGCAGCTGTGCTGATGGCGTCGGAATTCGATCCATCCAAGACCCAGCGCGTTCCGAACCCTGCGCGCAACACCGCGACGGTTATTTCCGAGGCGCGTCTCTCTGCTTCGTCGGCCAGCAACTGGTACATGGCGGCGGATCCGAACGCAGTCGACACTATCGAGGTGGCTTACCTCAATGGCGTCGACACGCCAACGCTTGAACAGCGGGAAGGCTGGAACGTCGATGGTGTGGAATTCAAGGTTCGTCTGGATGCCGGTGTGAAGCCGTTCGACTTCCGTGGTCTGCTCAAGGTCGGTTCGTAACGACCGCTCTGTGAAATTTGAGGCCGTCATTTCTGGCAGTCTCTAATCCTCTTTGGTCCTTTGAAAGGTCAGATCAATGAAAAATTTCGTACAGGATGGTGACGTTATTACCGTTCCGGCTCCAGCTGATGTCACCTCTGGAAAGCTCGTTGTCATTGGCTCGCTTGTTGGGGTAGCACAAAAGGCTGCAGTCATCGGCGCGGATTTGCCTTTGTTGACGAAGGGTGTGGTCTCCTATGCCAAGACGTCGGCGCTCGCCATCGCTATTGGCGATAAGGTGTACTATGACGCTACGAACAATGTTGTGAACAAGACCGCTAGCGGCAATACGCTTGTGGGTGTTGCCGTTTCGGTTGCTGCCAATCCGTCTCCAAGGGTTGATTTCAAGCTCGGCCCGACGACTGTCTGACGATGCTGAACGTGTTTGAATGTCTTGCCATGAAGTCCCGCTCTGTCGTGGAGCGGGTGCATGGCAAGCGTATCACGGTCTATCCCGTCGCCACCGCTGGTGGTCCGAATGACAAGCCGCGCCTTGTGCCTGGTGCCGAATACGACACTGTCGCAACGTTCTTTCAGAACACGCAGCTCGAAAACGAGTCTAAGGCCCAGCCGCTCACCGGTAACGGGCGAATGCTCAACCGCTCTCCGCAGATACAGGCCTCCATCACTCTTGTGGCTGACAAGCAGCTGAATACCGGTTTCTACGTCAAGCGAGAGGCTGATGGCGCTGTGTTCATGATCGGTCAAGCCGATCCTGACGGATTGGGACAAGTGCTGGCGCTTTTGTCGGTCGCTCAAAAACTACCGGAGTAAGTCATGCTTTCTGCTGAAGCTTTGCGGCTTGCTGGGATCGAGACCCTGTGTCCGACGCATGCTCTGGTCAACGACGGTGGCTATCCGACGCTTGCTGGTCGTCTGGTGCTGGACAGCCGGGAAGTCACCCTGCAGGAACTGGATGTCGATCGAGAGTATACGCCGGTTCTGGCGCTATACACTGCGCGCAGTAAGGTTGAACTCGCAGGAGACGCGTCTTCTGCTTGGGATACCAGGGCGGAAGCAACTCTCGAAATTGTTGCAGAACTTGCTGTTGCTGACGGTGATGAGGCGGATGCAACGGCAACCACAGACCCTGAGGCGCGCCTGGTGTTGGGTGCGCTTTGCAGTCAGGTTCGTTATCTGCTGGAGCGTAGCCCGCAGGGTAGCGTCTGGCGGAAAATTGTTCGCCACATCATTTCCATAGAGGAGGAGACTTTCGCGGCTCCTTCGCTTGGCGTGAGGTGGCAGCGGATCACGATGATTGTTCGTTGCTCGATCCGTGATGACCAGTTTCAAGCGGGAGCGCTGCCGGAGCCGTGCGCTTCGGTTCTGGCCTCGCTTCCTGATGGATCATATGCACGTGCCAAGCTGCTTGCTCTTGCGGCGCATTTTCCTGCGCAACCAGTGACGCCTCTCGAAGGTGTCGACATGCGCACCGGCAGTACCGTGCCGGGCGCGACAGTCAATTTTCCCTCCTCCTAATCTGGAGCTTTCCCATGCCTGATATTTACGTACCCGCGCCGGGCAAGCGCGTGCCGATGCCCTATGGCCAGCCGGACTGGCCGGAAGACGGGCGACCGGTGAATTTTGCCTCCGGATGGGAGGCGCGCCTCGTCAAAGATGGCGACCTCATCAAGAAAGTCGAAACGCCGGTGTCGACCGGTAAACCTGGAGGGTCCAAATAATGGCATCCAATATTCCTGCCAATCTGACGGCTCCGATCTTTACCTTCGACGTGCAGTCGGGTGGCCAGTTCGAAGCTGAAACCCGCATGCTGATCCTCGGCCACGGAACGACGGATGGCGATCTCGCGGAAAACGGCATTGTCATCTGCAACACGCGCAATGATGCCCGTATCCTTGCTGGTGCAGGTTCGATGCTGGAAAGCATGTTCATTGCGGCCCGCAAGAATGCGCCGACACAGGAAATCTGGCTTGGGCGTGTTGCTGATAGCGGCACAGCTGAGATCCGCACAATCACCATCGGTGCGCCTCCGGCTGAGGGCGGGCAGGGTGTTGTGCAGATTGCCGGTGAAGATGTCTCTGTTGGGTTGCCAGCAGCAATGACGGCTGCGCAACTTGCCACGGCGCTTGGTGCGGCGATCAACGGTTATTACAACCGCCTCACCGGTAAGAGTCTGCCGGTCACGGCGACAGTCACGACAAATGTGGTCACGCTGACTGCGCGGCATAAGGGCACCTATGCCAGCGGTCTGGATGTCTACGTGCCTATCCTCGATCGCATCAATGCTTTCGCCGGGCTGCTTACTTTTGCGACCGCAACGCCGGGCGCTGGTGCGCCGTCATTGAACAATATTCTCGCCGCACTCAGCGACGATCCGTTTGAAATCATTGTTTGCCCATTTGGTGATGCCACCAATTTGGCCATTCTGGATGGCTTCCTTGGTGAAGTCTCCGGTCGCTGGTCGTATGCGCAGCAGATCTACGGTCATGCCTTCTATCCAAAAACGGATACTGGTGCGAACCTGACGGCCTTCTCACTGGCGCGTAACAGTTGGCACCTGTCAATGATCCCGCGTTTCTCAAGCGGCGGTTTCGCACAGCCGGATTATGAATGGGTGGCGGCGATTGTTGCCCGTATCTCGCCATGGCTTGGTGGGGGTTCTAATGGTGACGTTTCGCGCAACCAGACTGGCCTTGTCGTCGAGGGCATTTCCGCCCCGCGTAACCGTCTTTACTGGATGGACTATCCAACGCGTAATACGTTCGTCGGCAATGGCGTTTCGACCTGGAGCGTCAGCCGCAGTGGCGATGTGTGTATCGACAAGATTGTTACGCACCAGCAAACAACCAGCGGCGCACCGGATACGACTTTCCGCGACATTCAGCGGGTGTTCCAGCTGACATACTCACTGAAGAAATTTCGCGCGGATCTGGCTTACGAACATTCTAATAAGGCGATCGCGGATAGCAATCCTGATAATCTCGATGCCATCTCGACAGTCAAGGATATCAAGGCGACGGTCTACCACTCCTATGTATCCATGAGTGGCGTGTTGGAAAACAGTGATGCCGCATTGGAGGCTATGGTGTTTGTTCGGGATACGGAAAACCCCGTCCGGGTCAACGCACACTTGCCGCTCGATTTCGTCAATCCGCTCGACATCTTTGCGGGTGCCGCGCGTGTCTATAGCCAGTTCCGCTAAGCGGTCGCTCACGAAAGGATTGATCCATGAGCAATGATTTTGGCGGACGAATGACGCTCCGTTTCTCCACGGGCGTGCTTCTCCCACTCCGTGCTACCGTCAATATGTCAGCGGCCCGAATTTCTGTTGAGGCGGTCGCCAATCAAGACGGCAGTGTTGATCGCACAGCAACTGTTAAGCCGGGCACCTGCGAAATCAGTTTCGCTGATGTCGGGACTGATATGGATGCTCTTCTCTCTGGTGAGCGCTTCAACGCGACGCTGATCGAAGAGTTTTCCGGCGTGACCCATTACTACACGAGAGCTTTTCTCTCAGGTGATCCCACCGTCAATCGTATGACCGGCGAAGTGACGGGCGCCGTACTGAACTTCGAAGCGTACCGGAAAACCAACACATGAGTACCACCTCGGTTAAGCTGACCAAAGCCTACACCTCCGGTGCAGAACCGGTGACTTTCGATCAGGTTGATCTGCGAGAACCGACCTACAACGAAATCTTCGTTGTTGGTATCGGTGAGCCGCGAGAGTTGCAGCCTGTTCCGGGCGGTGCTGCGTTTCTGGTCTACCCTGAGAGGGTGGACCAGTATCTGCAGCGGATCTGCGTATCTCCGGGGTACGAATATCTGCATGTGCTGAATGCCGTCGACTCCCTGCGCTTGCAGAATGCGGTGTGCGGTTTTTTTCGGGAAGAGGCGGCTGTCTCGAAGCCGCCGACGCCTTTGTCTTCCGGCTCGGATGGGATGCCTCAAGAGTAGAGGAAATGACGCTGAGCCAGATCGCCTGGTGGGCACGGCGGTTTGTTGACGGGAAAAATAAATGACACGTGAAGTCGAAGCCAGACTGCGGATCTCTGCTGTTGATCGTACCGGCAATGTTCTGAAAAACATTGCTGGCAAGATGGACCAGGTCAACAAGCGCGCCGCTGCCCTGAACCGTCAACAGGGCGTCATGGCGCGCACGTCCGCTGCAGCCTTTGCGACCATAGCGCGTTACGCAGCACCGGCGGCGATTGCCTATGGTGCGAAGGCGGCGCTTACCGACTTTGCGGCTTTGGAACGGCAGATGACCCGTATCGGCGTGACGGCCGATGCGTCTGCCGACCAGACCAAACGAGCCTTTGAAGACGCGCAGCGCATCACCAAAGAACTCGGATATGCGAGCGTCGCGCCTGCCATTGAGGCACTTGATACGCTTGTTGCATCCGGTCAATCTCTGGAAGAAGCTTTGGCGTTTTTGCCGTCGGTGCTTGCCACAGCACAGGCATCGGGAGCTGCTACCACTGACATTGCCAATACCGGCCTGAAAGCTGCATCTGCTCTCAAGATTGAGGCGAACGAGCTGCAGCGTGCCTTTGATATTATGGTCATGGGCGGCAAGGCAGGCCAGTTCGAACTGAAGGATATGGCGCAGTATATTCCCGGTCTGGCCAACAGTTTTGCCAGTCTTGGTTATGAGGGTGAGGATGGTCTGAAACGGCTTGTCGCGATCTTGCAGACAATCCGCGAAGATACCGGCGATGCGTCATCCGCTGCCACTCAAGCGCAGAACATTTTCGGTAAGATGTATTCCGAGGAAACTGCGAACAAGTTCAAAGACTTTGGCATCAACCTTAGGAAAGAGCTGAAAGCAGCGCAAAAAGCCGGTGAAGATGCTGTGACGGCTTTCGTTCGTATCTCGAAGGAGGCGATGGACGGTGATCTATCGAAGCTGCCGCTGCTGTTTTCCGATCAGGAATTCCGGCTTGGTATGCAGTCTCTGATCACCTCGGAAGAGAGCTTGCAGAAGTTTCTCAAGACCGTGAATGGCGCTGAGGTTGACGGCGTTGTGTTCCGTGACCTCAATCGCGTCCTGAGTGATACGCAGGCAAGCCTTGATCGGATGTCAAGCAGTTGGGATAAAATGTGGACCAGTATTGGTGGCGCAGTTGCCAAGCCTGCGACAGCAACCATGGATGCTGTCACTGAAGATGTCGACTATGGTCAGGCCGTTCGAAAAGGCCTCGAAAAGCGTGGCATGTCCTATTGGGAAATAGAGACATGGATGCTGAAAAACATGCCTTTGGGTTACTGGTCGCGCGGTGAAGGCAGCGACCAGATGGCATATGAGGGCGGTCTGAATGATCCGGAGTTTCTCAAGAAATTCCAGCAAGGGCCGAATACGCCGGCAGGATGGAAACCACCAAATGCTGAGTTCCCGGGTGGCGGTACCGGGCAGATACCTACACCAGGGCAAAAGCCCATTCCGTTGCCTGCACTGTCTACCTTGCCAGGAGGACTGCCCGCCGAGCTGCAGCCGCGCAACATACCACAAGCGCCGCCGATGGCCGGTGTCGCGTCGATACCGATTTCCATGCCGACGAAGGATGAATGGAAAAACGCGCTCAAGATCGAAATCGACAGCCTGAAGGACCGAGGCACGGAAGCCGGTCAGGCAGTTGCTGACGGTGGACGGGATGCGGGCAGGGCCGTGGAAGAAAGTGCCGCATTCCTGAAGGTGGCAGGTGTCGATGTCGGGGCGCAAATCATGGCTGCGGCTCAAAAACTGGCAGATGCCGCGAGCCGGTTTAATAGTGCCAATGTGGCTTTGGGTAATGCCTCGCAGGGACGGCCAGTCAATGCCGATCGCGGCCGCTCGATGCCACCTTCGGCCAATACGCCGGGTGGCAGTTTCTAAGGGTTCTTTGTCATGAGAGACTGGAAAAAGACATTGCGCCGCGCCAGTTATCGCGGCGTACCTTTTTGGGTGGACTGGGATGATTTCAGTGGCGGCAAGAGATTGGCGCTGCATGAAAAGGCCGGTGGCAGGGTAACCGAGCTGGAAGAGCTTGGACTGCTCACGCCACAGTTTGATGTGACTGCATATCTTGTCAGTGACTTTGCTGATGTCCAGGCACTTGCATTGCAGACCGCGTGCCTTGCCGAGGGGGCGGGCCGTTTGGTGCTGCCGATGGATGGTGGGATGATGGCGACCTGCGCCACTTTCCGCCGCAGTCGCACAAAGGACCGGGCCGGTTATATCGCCTTTGATGCAAACTTTATCCCCTGGCAGATTGATGCCGGGGCTCTTCTTTCACCAGCAGATATCAGCGTTGCTGTCAGCAATGCCTTTGTTTCTGCCGCGTCACAAATGGCTTCCTTCTTTCGGTGAACCGCATGGCTGCTGACAGGCAAATCATACTCAACTGGATCTCTGATCTGTCAGTCTCGATCGTTGTTGATGAAGAGGATCTGGCTGATATCACAACGCGCGTTGTGATCGCGGCCAATCTGACAGCGGAAGCCTTTGCGCAAGAGGTGCTGGATCTGATGCGGGTGATTGCAGAAAACGCAAGCGAGCCTGGTCATTTCGACCAGATCTCGCTGATGCCTGTTGTGTCCGGTAAAACGTTGTCTGCCTGCAGCATCCTGCAGGCGTTAGGTCTGGCGGTTGCCGGTGGACGCATAGCATGGCCGTCACGGCCTGAAGCGCGACGAGTGCGAAGCCGCGTTGCTGATGCCGGTGATGCAGGATTGGCGGCGGTTTCCAGCCTCGGTGGCGACGGTGCGGATCTGTATGCCTGGTTATCGTCAGTAATTGCCGTGTCGGTGCGGCTGATCTCTGACATTGCTGCCAGCGCAGCGCCGATCGTCAAGATAAAGACTGGCATTTCCCTGCCATCCACAGTCTTGGCCTATCAGCTTTACGGTGATGCGAAGCGTGCTCAAGGCATGGTCGATATAGCGGGTGCTGCCACGCCACTGGTGATGCCAACCACATTTGATGCCCTGGCACCCTGAAGGTTACCATGTTTGAAACGCTGACCATAAACGGCCTGCCGCCTTACAAATCGATCACGATCGATAGTTCAGCAGAAGAGGCTGTACGCACTGCCAGTCTTGATCTGGTCATTACCGGTAACGGTGTGCTGGTCTCGCCCGGTCAAAAAGTTACGATCAAGGCTGGCAGTGATCTGCTGTTGACGGGGCAGGTGCGGGATGTAAGTCCCTCGCACGATGCCAATGGTCGATCGCTGTCCGTTTCGGTGTGCTCGCGGACAGTTGATGCCACTGAATGCTCGGTCGAGCATGCGTCCGGGGAAGTGCTGAACAAGGACCTCTCTGCGATTGCCAAGGAATTTGATAGTGCCGGTATCGGCATTGAAAGTGATGGCTCTCTGCCGGTGGAGCCTCGCCACAAACTGAGAACCGGAGAAACATTGTTCTCAACACTGGAGCGCCGGGCGCGTGGGCGCGGTGTGCTGATTTACGACACGCCGGAAGGCAAGCTGAAGCTGGCCACCAAGCCAGAAGGCACTCATAAGGGCGGTCTGTATTTCGGCAAGAACATCGAAAGTGCTTCGTCGCAACTGACCGAGCGTGGTCGCTACAGCAAAGTTCGGGTGCGAGGTCAGGCGACTGACGGCACGGCCAAACAGCAGCTGCGCGGCGAAACCACTGCTAGCGACAATGGAGTTTCCCGGTCTCGCACGCTGATCATTCCGCACGAAGGTGAAACCACTCTTGATCGTTTGAATAAACGGGCTGACTGGGCGGTAAAACGTGGCGTTGGCAATAGCGCGACAGCAACCATCACAGTTACCGGTTGGCGTGATGCGGGTGGCAAGATCTGGTCTCGTAACTGGCTGGTCTATGTCGAGGATGATTGGATCGGCATCAAGGGTATGATGGTGATCAAGTCTGTATCGCTCTCGCAGGAGACCGCTGGTGACAGTGCGGGAACCACTGCAACGCTGACGCTGGCAGATCCCCGCGCTCTTGGTGGTGAAAATCCCCGCGGTAAATCGTCAAAGACTTACAGCGCGCCGGGGAAGGTCACCGTCGATTATGAGGATGAGTGATGGCACTTAAGCGAATTGAACTTGATGGCGAGAATGTCGAGCGCGGCGGCCAGCAGTTCGTTTCTGGTCGTGGGATGTTCAAAGATGGTTACACCCGTGTCCATCGCATCGAGTCTCACGGTCTTTTGTCGATGCCAGTCAAGGGTGCAAAGGCATTGCTGTTGTCGCCGAACGGCGATCCTGATCAGGCCTATGTGATCGGCGGTGAGCACCCCGAACACCGACCAAAGGACATTCCTTCGGGTGGAACAGCGATTTACGATGCCAACGGCAACATCATCAGCTTAGTTGGCGCGAAGATCCGGTTGGTCGCGCCTTTGTTTGAGTTTGTCGGAAACATCACGCTGCAGGGCGATTTGAACGTGACCGGCAACATACACGCTACCGGATCTATCATCGACGAAGGTGGCAACACCGCCAACCACGGTCACTAAAAGCGCAGCGCGGATCTCCTCATGTTGAAAATCATTCCGGTCGATGGGGCCGAAGAGCCATATCGCGCGCCCGATATTATCTGGGACGGCATCGTTGGCGACCTCGCAATCAACCCGTTGACGCATCTGGATGCACCCGGAGATCTGCGGGCAGAGCAGGGGCTTGCGACGCAAATTTTTATTCACCTGATGTCCGACGCCCGTGTCGATGAAAGCGAACTTGATGATGGTGAAGAAAACCGCGGATGGTTTGGCGACAGCTTCGATGTGATGGATGGCGAACAGCCAATCGGTTCGCGTCTGTGGCGGTTGAGGCGCAGGGCGCTTCACGACGGTATCGAGATCGAGGCGGAAGATTATGCGCGCGAAGCATTACAGCCGCTGCTTTCACAAAGTGCCGTTGCCAGCATTGATGTCAGCGCCACCGCTGACCGCGTGAACAATCGCCTCGATCTCGTCGTCACCATTTACGGCCGTAATGGCGAAATCATCTTCAATCAGAAATACGAACTGCTCTGGAGGCAGATAGATGGCGTGGACAATCCGCTCGCTGGCTGACATTTCCGCGCGCACTCGCGGCGCATTCCGCCAGTATATGAAGGGCACGGATGCTGCGCTCAAAACCAACTTCGTGACTGTCGTTGCCAAAGTTCTGGCCGGTATCAGTCACGAATTTGAACTGCGCATGGCCTGGCTGACAAAGCAGCTATTCCTTTCTACCGCGACCGGCCGTTTTCTGGCGCTGCATGCAAGCGATATCGGCATATTCCGCAAGGGCGCTTCCGGGGCATCCGGAACAATATCCGTATCGGCAGCTGCAAATGTCACCTACGCGGCGGGCATCCGCTTTGTGTCTGGCGGCATAACCTACGTCAGCACGGTACCTGCAACAGCCTCGCCGCTTGGTGTGCTTGTTCTTCAGGTGCAGGCTGAACCCACCGGTGCCAACACCAATCGTGATGCGGACGGCATTCTGACGCTTGCAGACCCGGTTCTCTGGCCAACGCTTGGTGAAGAGGCAACCGTTGGTGCAGCTGGCGTTGGTGGCGGGGCTGATGTTGAGGATGATGATAATCTTCGCGCCCGCGCTTTGCACCGCAAGCGCAACCCTCGATCCGGTGGCAGGCTGACGGATTACGAGACCGTGGCACTTTCCGTGCCTGGCGTATTCAAAGTATGGGCGTTTCGTCGCCCGCTTGCTCCGGGGTATCTGGCGCTGTTTTTCCTGTTTGAGGGCAGGCCGAACGGCATTCCAACGGCAGGCGATGTTCTGGTCGTGCAGGCTGCTATCGATGCGGAGCGGCTTATCCGGATCGATGACGGTGTAGCTATCGCGCCGACGCCGTTGCCCATCGATGTCGAAATCCATCGGTTGGCCAATGACACGACCGAGGTTCGTGAGGCGATCAATGAAAGTCTCGCGGCCATGTACCTCGAAAGGTGTAGGCCCGGTATTGAGGGCGACACCTTCACGCTGTCCCGCTCATGGATCGGGGAGGCAATCTCACAGGCTACAGGCGAAGATCGTCATGTGTTGGCATGGCCGCTTGACGACATTGTTTTGACCAACGGGCAATTTCCTGTGCCGGGAGTGGTGACCTATGGCGCGTGATCCTGCTTTCAACACGATTACTCGATCGGGGCGCGAGCGTTATGCCAAGGTCACGATGGCGGATCCGCAGGACGCCTTGAGCGCGCCAACCAATGACGACCTGATTTCAGCCACGTTGTCCTTCTGGCCGAGTGGTCCCGCCTGGGGAACGCCGGACGGGCAGGCCATGTCGCTGACCAGTAATCTGGCGCGCTTCACGCGTGTGCTGATTTCCGATTTCGAATGGCTTTACGCACGCGCCTGGCGGCTGATGCGTGAAGCCAGCCTGCAGGGTGTAAGCGAGCTTTTACCTGAATGGGAAAAAGATTACGGCGTGCCAGAGCCGTGTTTCGCAGATGCTGAACAATCCACCGCACAGCGTATGGCTGCGCTTGAGCGCAAAGTGAGGGCGGAAGGGGTGACGCACCCTGAAGACTTTGTGCAACTGGCTGCTGATTACGGTTTCGAAATTGAAATCGAGGAACCGGCTATATTTGAGTGCGGATTTTCTGAGTGTGGTGGTTATCACACTACGGGTTCCCCACTTGAAGAAACATTCTGGATCGTGCGCATCAAGGATGCTTCCATCACATATTTCGAATGTGGCGTGAGTGAGTGCGGATATGACCCGCTTTTCTCAATCGGTGATGCTGAACGCATTGTCTGCCTTTTGCGGCAGATGGCGCCTGCCTGGACACAGGTTGTGCTGGAGCCGTGGATCACTCTCAGCGGTCTTGTGACCGAGGATGGCACGCCCATCATCGATGAATATGGCAACCAACTTTTTGTAACATTATGAGGCTGACATGAAATATAACGCACCTTACGGTAGCGCAGATCCTAACGCGGCCTATGTTGATCGAAATACGCCAGGAGCTGTTGTCGGATCTCGCCCGCCAGGTAAAGCTATCGAAGGGCCGCAACGCGAAATTATTGCGGTGATCGAAGCTGCAGGTATCGATCCGTCCAACACCGATTTTACGCAATTGTTGCAGGCAATCGGAAATCTCATTGACCAGGCCACCGGTGGCGGCGGAGATGAGAACTATCTGCTGATGACGCAGGCGCGTTCCCGCTTGCCGATTTTCCCGGAGGTAATGACCGCTGATGGCCGATTGCCTGTCATCTCTCCTGCAAATGGCACGGTTCGCGTACAGGCCGGTTATCAGTTCCTGCATCGTGGTATCTTCAGTGTCACTACAGTTCAGTCTGATTTTTCCACGGTCGCAAACAAGACCTACCACCTACGCTGGACGAAAGATGCGGGCTTTGCGCTGAAAGATCTCGCTGACAGCGCATATAATAGTGGCGCATTGCCGGAAGCAGATGTTATTTTCGACAGTTCGTATGACGACATGCTTGTTGCGCGCGTGGTTACCAGCGGTGGCAATGTTGCGACAATCAAGCAGCTTGCCAACAAGGCTAAACTGTTTGCAACGTTCACCAAGACCACTATGGAGCAAAAGTCGGGCGGATGGACTGGTCTACCTGCACTTCAAGCCTCTCAGGATTGGGCTCGAACACCCACTCAAAAATCCGTCCCATCGTTCAACGTGGAAATAGGTTCGGATATCGAGTCTGCTGTTGCGTGCAATGTGGCTGCATCGCGGTACACGGTGGAAGCGAATGTCTACGGATACATTGTCACCCCAACCAACCATCCGCAGCCATATATTTCGGGCCGCATCACCGTAGATTTGGGAGCATAATAGCGATGGCAGAAGGAAGCATAATTGAAAACCTTCCGCTGATTTCATCGATCGACAAATTCTATTCCTTGCCTGCGATGAAGGACGGTCAGACCGTCCGGCTGACTGTGGGGCAAATACTGGAACTTGTTGTTGATGATGCAGGCTCCGACTTCGATACGCTTAAAAAGATCGAGGATGCGCTGGCTACGAAGCTGAACATAGATCTGTCAAATGCTGACGGTTCGTTCGCTTCTGGGTTGAAGTGGATGTCTAAGGGCATCGGGCAGCTTTATTCGGTTGATGACAGTATGCCTGGCGCCGATGTGCCACCAGTGAATGATCCCCGGTTTCGCTACGCCAAATTGACGGCTGGTCTAACGGGGGCCGGGCAGTACAACAACGGTGTGCTCACGACAGAAAGCGTGTCGGGTTCTGCGCCACTGGTATCTGCGACAGCCCTTATCAGCCTGACCGGCAGTCCACTCAACGGACGGACGATCAGGCTGATCAACACTGAAGGACGCTACATAAGGCCGGGCACTTCGCCTGGCAGTATCGAGCAGGATGCATTTCAAGGTCACATCCACGATACTCTAATCCTCAACACGGCCAGCGCTGCAGGCTCTTCTGCAGGCATTGCCAATGCGAACTCCGCTGGTTCGTCTAACACGATCTCCGCCAGGACGGGCACGCCCATTGCGGACGGTACAAACGGCACGCCTCGCACGGCTTCTGAAACAAGGGTCAAAGGCCTGCAACATTCCCAGTACATGAGGGTGAAATAATGGAGCGTTTTGCTTTTGAAGGCGGGGTGGCAACCGAAGCGCAGGAAGGTTACGTGCTCATTTCTGAAGAGGAGTACCAGGCAGCGTTAGATGCAATGCAGATCGGTCAGCAGATTACGGTCGATGGAGGTTTTGCAGTTCGAGAGCAGCGCCCATCTGAGTTTCATGAGTGGGAAAATGGCGAATGGGTTGACCATACACCAGGACCCGAACCGGTGCCTGAGCCGGTCACTGTCTTGTATCCCGTCGATTTGTGGTCGCGAATGACGGAGGCTGAGGCGTCGGAAGTTGAAGCTGCCATGTCAACGCAGACAGTTCGGGTTCAGAACATTTTCAAGTATGCGTCATCATATCGTAGCGACCATGAACTTTGGCCGTTGTTGGAAACCATGGCGACTTCATTATTCGGAGCCGATCGAGCGTCCGAAATATTGTCCGCTTCCTAAGATTGCAGGTCGCCTGCAATTCTTCCGTTGCCTTTTGCCGTAGCGGGCAATCGTTTCCTCAGGGAAGCAACTGGCTTTTCGAAGAAGTGGAAAGACAATGCAGCAACTGGGAACGTCAGGAGTGCGCCAATCCAAGGCTCAGGAGGCCAGAACGGAATAGATCTGTACGGGCCGTTTCCTGTGAGCAGCCCTTGGTACATGTATACCCCGTAGCTGATCATTCCCAGATAGCCGATCGGACCCCAGTCCAGATTTTGAACTGCACGGTTAGATTGGTTGAGGTATATCCAGCCAGTTCCAAGAGCTATGCCAATCGAGCCCAAAAATTCGATTGTTGTTGTATTGGACGTTAATGGAAGCAGGATTAGCGCCACCGCAAAAAGTAGACACGGAAGGGAGGATACAAACTCTCTGGCAGTCTCTTTCATGCCCTGGGTGTCAAGGATGATGGCGAGCATTGCGCCTAGCGCAATCGGATAAACTGCCGGTATGGTCCATCTACCGGGTGAGTGAGTGTCTACCTCGGAACCGTAACCACTCATCATCCGCCACCAACACAGACCCACCAATATCGCACAGATTGAGATCAAGACAGAGCGTCGCAAGGCAAATGTGGCGAACAGAAACGGCCACACGATGTAGAACTGTTCTTCGACGCCCAAGCTCCAAAGGTGGCTCAAGTAGTGCACATTCAGTTCGTTGGGGATAAAGTTGTAAACGAAGAAGACACCGTAGGCAGCAGCTTCTCCGGCCTCACGCCAACGACCAAAGTAGACCAGTGGCAAGAGCGATGAAAGAGTTACGAAGTACAGAGGCAAAATTCTGAACGCCCGGCGCATCATAAAATCGAAGATGTCGACTTTGCCGGTCTTCGAATACCGTTGAAGCAACAGCGTGGTGATCAGGAAGCCTGACAGGACAAAGAACGCTCGGACGCCGAGACTTGCGTTGAACACGCTAAAAAAGTGAACAAGCGCTGGATTTGTTGCCGCTTCGATGATGCCGACGTGAGAGATCACCACCAGGCTGACAGACATAGCCCGAATGGCATCAAAACCCTTGATGTGTTGCATGTGTTGCCCCCAACCTAGATGAGGTTGCATATCCAACACACTGCAACTTTTCAAGCGCGCCGATGGCCTGCGCTTTCCTGAAACGTGAGATTTCCAGATGTTTATCAACAACTGGCGGCAGGTGCTGAAACGCGCCTGGTCCGTCCGCCTCATAGTGCTTGCCGGTGTGTTGTCCGGCCTCGAAGTCGCACTGCCGCTGCTCGGCGGCATCTATCCCATTCCAACAGGTATTTTTGCTGCCCTGACATTCCTGTCGGTGGGCGGTGCATTTGTCGCGCGTATTCTCGCGCAGAAAGGTATTTCCAATGCCGATCAACAAGATCGTCCCGACGCGCAGGGCTAAGGCCGCGATCGCAGCGGTGGTCGCTGCATTCTCTGCAGGCGGTGCAGCTTACGTTCAGTACGGTGCTCCCACCGCCGATACACCTCCGGCCGTGACGCTGGCGATCAAGGAACTGATTAAGCCATGGGAAGGGCGCAAGCTTGTCGCTTACTTTGATAGGTTGGCAAAACCTCCTGTGTGGACCATTTGCGACGGCGACACCGAAAACGTCAAACCCGGCATGGTCGAAACGCCTGCAGGCTGTGATCGTCGTTTGGAGCAACGTGTCACGCGCGACTATTTCCGTCCGCTGACGCGTTGCATCGTGGGCTTCGAGCAGAAGCCGTTGAGCTGGCAGGCGTCTATGACCTCGCTTTCCTACAACATCGGTCCTGTCAAAACTTGCAATTCGACGGCGGCACGGATGGCGCGGGCAGGGCACATGCTTGCCAGCTGCGAGGCGGCCACTGCGTTCAACCAGGCGGGTGGCAATGTCTACACCGGCTTGGTCAATCGTCGCGAGATGGGCGACGCGCAGCGGATCGGTGAAGCCGAACTGTGTGTGAGCGGCCTATGAGGTTTGTTTCCCTATTGCTGAATGCCGTGATTGTTGGTGCGCCAGCAATCCTGCTGATGGTTGCCTTTTATGAAGGTGTGCCAATTCTCCGCGACTTTCCATTCATCGATCGCGTTCCCGTGGTGCGCGAGCTGCTGGTCGGGCGTGTGCCCCTCCAAGCCGCGAAAGCACGGGATGAGGGCGTTTTGTCGGAACGGTTGGCCTGGCAGGAAAAGCAGCGGCGTCTGGATATCAAGCGCGATGAAGAACGCCTGGTGGCGCAAGAGAAGATCGATGCGGCTGAAAAGGCGCGTCTCGATGCATCCATAATCAATGCAGTTCGCTACTCGGCGCTTGAACAGGCGATCGAGCTGGAGAGGGAAAAGAATGCTGCCGCTGAAGATGATATTGCCGCTTGTCGCGAGTTTATGCCTGACAGCGTGCGGAACGCTCTCAACGCGATCGGACGCCTCGGCAACTGACACGCGCCCGCACAACGCGCATGTGTCCGAAAGTGCGCTGGCTGATTGCAAGGATCTCGTGATCATTCCGCCAAAAGCATCTGATGATGCGCAGTGGCGGCTGTGGGGGCAGGATCGCCGACTATTCGCAGAGTGCCGAGAAATGAATGCAGAGAAGGCGAACATCATTCGCGCTCTGCAGGCGCAGGGGGCGAAATGACCAGACCTCCAATGCGGCTTCAGTATCCGATTGAACTAGAGCTTATCAAAACTGTCGCTGTGATCAGTACGCAGGTTGAGAGTCTGTTCGAGGATTTCGAAAAAGATGAAGGGCGGCGCAAGGCGCAATACGAGCGCATCGAAAAGATCGAGCGAGATCTTTCCAAGATGCTCGAAGGGCTCGATGCGATGAACCGTCGCGTGGCTAAAGGCGAGGATGTTGCCGCCACATTCGAGCGCATGAAAATCATGGGCCGTGGCTATTTGATTGGTGCGTCCGTCGCCGGGTTTGTTGGCGGTGGCGGGGCCATCCTGTGGCTGCAAGACAAAATCATTCCATTCTTCCGCGCGATCGGGAAAGGCTGAGGGTAAATCATGACTGCAACATTTAATGCGCCTGGCGCTGGTACGTTTCAACCGATCGTCAACGGTTCTGCTTTTGGCAGGGCTGGCCTGCAGGCGGTGTCCTGGGTGACCTCTCACGTGTTTATTGGGCAGGCTGCTCCCGCAGAAAACACACAGGATTACATAGAGCTGTCCATGACCGGCACGCGCGAGCTCGTCGTGGATCTTGCCGCCAACGACGTTGTTTATTTTCGCGCGGGAGTGACGACCACACCAGTGGTGAGGGGTTGGAAGGAAACACGCGCATGAGCCTTCTCGCCCCGCGATTTGGCCTTGGCGTCAGTCTCGGCAAAGGGTACGTCGCTCGCGACCAAGGACCGCCTGTGCCGGTATATGATGCCGATGCTGTGAAATGGTTTAACGCCATGACCACACCAGCTGACAACGCACGCAAAGGTCTGCTCAACACCCTTATGCTAGCGTGGAAGGCCTCGACCTGGCCGATATCAGATCTGCTTTACCTGCCCGCCGCCCATGCACTTCAGGCGATGAACCTGAATGCCAAGAACCCGACCGGGCAGAACAGCCTAGTTCCAATCAACAGCCCAATTGCCGTGATTGATAAAGGGTACACCAGTGACGGTGTGGTAGCGTATCTGGGAACCAATTACATTTTCACGGCTGCTGGAAATCTGTTCACGCAAGATGGAGGAAGCCTGCGCTTCTACATCAACGGCACATTCTCAGACGTGCAGAACAATGATCCCGTAATCGGGATGGACACAACGGCCGGAACGCTCACCTTCGTCAGGCCTCGCGATGGCACTGGCGGCATGGGTGCGCGCATTAACGCCACGACGAATGACAACTCTGCATCCGTTGGCGGCACGCGCCTAGGCTATAGAGCTGTCGTGCGTATCAGCGCCAATCAATACCAGTTCTATGGATCTGATGGCCTGGCTCTGGGTGGTCCCGTTACACGGGCAAGCGCCGCGATGCAGGTGAAGGAATTGTTGTTCCTCAGACTTGGCGCCGGGTATGGCCGTGACAATCTAGCCTTCATGGGTGTTGGCGGCATCGCAACCAGCACAATGATTAAAGCGGAACGCGATGCGGTTGTCGCGTACCTGACCGCAATTGGAGCAAACTAACATGGCAATTAATATCATCTCACAGGCCTATTTCATTTGCGATCAGGATCTGTTCGATGCGATCAAGGCGATTACCGATACCAATCCACCAGCGCAAACAAGACCGGAAGTGATCGATAACCCCGCCGCCAATTCAACGGCACTAGGTTACGGTATCGACCCGGTTGTCGACACTGTAAACCCGGAGCCAAATAAATGGAAAAAGTGGGTTGTGGTCGGGCGAACACTGAATGATCCGCAGCTCGGCCATTACCATCATCTGTTCGAGGGAAGGCCGACATACATGTTTGAGAATAACATGCTGTTTCTACCTCAGGATGAAGTCTGATTGACCCATACCTTGCCGTCATCAAATGATGGTGTAAATAAAGCCGCGCGGATCATTCCGGGCGGCTTTTGTTGTTTCTGGCAGCTTCATCAAAATAACGGATGCTTCTCATCCGGCTATGATCATTGTCATTTCTTACGATTTCTGCGCACTACACCTTCAGTGATTTGCAGACTGCTGTTAGGTCCGGTAGCGATTTATTCGGCAGGCGGGCGATGCGCGCGTTAATCTTGCCGTCTATCTTCTGCAAGAATTTAGTCGACCTAAGGCTGCTTTTGAAAGAGCCGTACTCTTCGCGCTCATAGGTATCGACGGCTGAGTCATAGAAGCGGTCCACAGCAACGCTAACATACTTACGGACCGCATTCGTGAATTCCGTGGTCGTCATTCGTGCGAGAGTTATCTGGGGTGACTTAATATTTGTGAACTTGTCGAAAAGTTTATATGTACAATAGATAATCCAATAGGAACTTGTCACGCTAAGTAACCCGGCGTTAGCATCCGCGCCAATACCCTTGACCAACGCCTGCCGCTCTTCGTCAGCAAGTCGCCCAACGATCCAGCTCAGGTAGACCGCAGTGGCCGGGATCCCCTTGTAGAAAAGCTTCTGATAGGGTTGATCGAATAGTTCACCCTTGTTGGCGATTGCCTGTATGAGGAACTCACCATGTGTTGATGCGAGGAACTGGGTAACCTTGTCCAACTCGATCCTCTTATGATCCTTTTTGCGGCGTGACCCTTCCTGTTTGGGAGCGTAGTCAACATTAACCGCCGCAAAATCAGCGCGGAGAGTCTGCTGTAGGTCATCAGCTGCACGTACGGACCAAATTCTCACTGCGTTCTGAGAATTGTTATAACGGACAATATCGCTGCGGATGGCTGACTTGGCCGCTATAACGCGCGCGAGGACCTTAGCTTCACTCGATGCCTTCGCCTGGACCAGACTCGATGTTGTCTGGCACCCGTTTACAATACTGAAACGCTTTAGCCTAAGTGAGGTAGCCGTTCCAGTTTGTGGAACGGCCTCTACCGTATCCGCGACGAAAGTCACTCCGTTATTTAGTGCCCAAAAAGCGCCGGGCTGGGATTTTGCCGTCTTGATGATTTGCTCGTTGATTCCGCCCTTGCGCGCTCCCAAGAATAGGCGGATATTTCCGGCAAACAGGTCGTCGTTATGTGTCTTGAAGAGCCTCTGTAGTTCTTCTGCACTCACTGACCCGACCCATGCCCGACCATATTCTCCCGTATCTTCGATGTGCCCCCCGCTGAAGTTCAAAATGTCCTCGGCGATGCCTCGCTCCGATGATACCAAGGTCTTATAACGTGCCAGAATATCTTCTTGGGAGAAATAGAAGTAGCCGACGTCTAAGTTGCGTGCATCTTCCTGATGGGCCGCCACGGAGTCACTGATTTCTTTGGATTTCAGGCCAAGTGTGATAAGACCGGCAGCCACCGCGTAGTCCGGGTAGTCCGCCTTTAGGTTTTCGATGGTTTCAGCCATGTCGGGTCGACCTGCCTTCGAAAGCTGGCTCGGATCGTGAACGAATGGAATAGCTGACGTCACGGCGTCCCACTTTGACTTTGACGTCTTTTTGTCAAAATTTTCCGGGCAATGAGCTTGGATGATTACGATTTCCTGCGCGTTCTCATCCGCAAATGCTAAATCTATACCTTGGTCATTGCCGCCGTCGGTACCAGCAGATTCGAGTGATTCATCTTCATCTTGATTGAAAAAGTTGATGGCAAACCAAGCTGCAAATGCTCGCTGGCGGGTGATGCCGCCACGACGAGCAAGTTCATCGATTGACGCCAGAATGTCTTTAAGCTCTTTGTTCTTTTCCATACTTTTGACTCCCCGAGATTACACATCAGGTAACCTTATGCACAGAGGTGCACAAGTAAAATCTTAGGTTGTGACGTTGCTGCTGTTCTCGGTCAGGTGAATTAAGCGAGGTCGTTTATTGCTAAACGCGCCGAAGAGGTGGGGCTGTCCTAATGTCTCATCTCTTCGCGGTAGCTCCGGCCAACCGAATGCAGGTATACAATGATCTCTTCCTTGAGATGATCTCGGTCGCCAAATCTCCGCGTGATCGCATCTAGATCGGCCTGCACCTCATCACATTTCGGTTCTGGAAGATCTACATCGCCGATGGTGTAGGAATGGTCGCGGATCGCAGTTATGTCGCATCCGGTTGCGGCAACAGCCTCGACGAAGGCCGGTATATCGGCTTCGGTCATCAGTTTCATAGCATCCCCCTTAGAAAGTTGAACCTGCTCACAGCGCGGCCTATGAGAAGGTTCTTTTTTGCCTTCTTTCGCAAGGCAACTCTAAAATGCATTGGCAGAGGGATATTGCAACTCAGGACGTCATTTCTTGTGCATATCCCAATACGGATAATGCTCTGCGCACCACCACTTCATCGTATCGGCTGCGGTGCGTGCGTAACCCATTCCGCCCCATTTCTTGCAGCCGCCTATGCAGCAATAATGCTGGTCGATTACGCCATCACCGGCTTTGGTCTTTTCATCGCTCACAGTGTATTCCCCTTCGATTGCTTGAGCTTCTCAGCGTTATCTAGACACGGAAACCGCAGTCCGCACCGGTCGCCTTCGAGGTGAAAGAAGCGGTCACACCCCATCGCCAATAGTCGTCTCAAGCGTGTGAAGCTGACGTTGACACCAAGCTTTCTCACAATTGCTTTTCGTTCAAGCACATCGCGGTGCTGACACCGGACGCATACGACTTCTATGGTGGGGAGGTCGATGTCTTTAAGCGTGGGACCATCATCAACGATTGCATTCGAACGTCGACTTCGCATCTAATGCCCTGCGTGAGATTTAAATTTATCGGTTGTTGGCGGCCAACCTGCCACCTTTCTTTCCAGCTCGTAGTGCTCTTCCACCAGCCGCGCAGCATCGCGGGCATCGCTGGCATACCCACCTTGTGGCATCACCGTTACTTTGAGGCGCTTTGAGTGCCCTGCGTCCCACTTGTAGGTGTTGCGCATAGGCCCGGTTTCTTGCGCTGATATCCGACCGACAATTTCCCCTTCCACGATGCAGACAAAATCATCCAGCAACTTTCCATTCAGCCCGCATTCGCCCGGCCATGTCCTCACCCACATGTGTTTGGGTTGATATGTGCGATCGTTCATTTAGCGCAATCACTCCTGATTGTTCTCTAAATGTTCTCATTGCGAGGCAGAGTCAACAATCTGCTTCTTACGCTGGACACTTTTCTAGAAAGCGTAATGAAGCGACATGAGAGGCAAGTGTCCAGAAACTTGATAAGCCGCTGGAAAAGTTTGATTGATGTGCACCGGCTTAGGGTACCAATATTGGTGCATCATGGGGTGCAAAAGCGTAGCTTACTAACAGAGTAAGAAAGTTTCCTGCGGCTTGCGTGTCCGTAATTCTCATAACCTGTATCATCGCTGTAGTCCTTATAGCAATTACGTCATCCTTTCTCACTGTGATCTCACGAACGTAATCGATGTGGCCCGGACTGATTACGGCGTTCTTAGGAATTGGTCCTAGGTTCGCTAAGTTGCTGCCCAATTCACCCATCCTCAGGGTAGCGCTGTCACCGTTATTCCATCCATGAATGCTTTTGCTCATTGCGAAGTCGACTGGGATGATCGGTGCGATCGTCTCTGCTACTGAAAATCTAGGCTGGCCTCGGTTCGACAAAGATTTAAGTTTCTCAACAGTAGTTGGGAATTTTTGCATCCAAACGAGGAAGTCGTTATCAGTCACAACGGAAGTGGATGTTTCGGAGTTCTCTGTTGTTTCGGCAGCTTTTACATTCGCCACGACTTCCTCGGAAACATGCATTTTTTTGAGAAATTCACCGAGATGTGACAAGTAGAGGCTTTTACCACCCGATGCCCTCCGGTACTCGTCGATCAACTCCGGCCGCGGGTAGATCGCTTCTTGATTGCCTCGAACTGCCCAGTCAGATTTGTCATCGAGTGTCAGGAATACCAGGTCTTTCTGATGGGTTCTCCCGATCTCCAACAGGCTCTTCCAAATGAGGAAGTCGCCAATGCCACTATCTTCTTTAGGTGCGTCCTGATAACCGGGAGGTAATTTCGAGGCGCTGCGTGTCGCCCATTCCTTCCTTAGTTGGGCTTGACTGCCTGGCGCTTCAATTATGTTTCCTGCATTGAAAACATCGGCATACAATTGAGACACTGGATCGTCTCCACGCCACTGCTTAACCTTGTTGATCAGACGTTGCAGTGCGGTACGGTATGTCTTGACGGCCTCTGTAGCGGCGGCTGCTATGTCGGGTAACTCGTCGTACCCCTCAACTCCCACTAAGATCGGAGACAATTTCGCTTCAGGCGGCACCAGCCTTGATAGCCTGTTATTTAGTCCTACTACAACATCGGCTAGCTTGCGGTCTCGATGTTGAAGAAACTCCCGCGAAGCTCTTGCTGGCAAGAACAGTTTTCCAGCTTTTGCCAAGGTGCGGTACGTTGACGACAGCGCCGACAAATCCTCAGCATCGATCTTGTAGGGCAAGATCAGAACATTTGTGTCTATCGCAACTAGGAAATCGCCGTCTGGTTCAATTGTCACGACATTTGACGTGAAAAGGTTTGTCGCATCGGGAAAGGTTGCTTCTAAGAGGAACTCTAAGGCAGCCGCTGGCGCCTCTTCTTCTGTTTCAGTTGGCTGCTTATCTTTCGGCTTTGACATGGCTGCCCCATAGCGTGCTCGTAAACATATATTCAAATACCCGATACATTTTAAGATTGTATGAGGCGGAAAGAGATATGCGTCCGCTTTTTCATGGTCTGGTCACAGACAGTGTTTTACAGGGCCGTTGAAATCATTAAGTTATTTTAACGGACTTAGCGGCAAATTTTACACTCAACAGTTTGATATCCCTACGATAGATGGAGCTTCCCAAGCTGAATACGAGGGTTCGATTCCCTTCACCCGCTCCAGTAATTTCAGTAATTCACGATCATCTGTGGTTTGCCTTCAATTTTGAAGCTTGGTTTG